GTTATCCACGTAAATAATATTTCCAGAATACTTTTTGACTTCTGGATTAGACACTCCACTTACGAAGGATTGTCCCAGATAATAATTTCTATTATTTATGGTAGTAGTAACACCAGTGAATGAGGTATCAATACCAAGATTTGATGATCCACCAACAATCGTTACACTACCACCAGTGGATGGGGTAGCAGTAAATCGATTCAAATTAAAACCATACTGGGGTGAATTATTTTGAGTTCCATCTGTGTTAAATCCTACAAATGTTCTATCCTGCCAGTATTTAAGAACACCAGTATTTTGGTTGTAAGATATAACTCTTCCAACTGCAGTAACTCCAGTACCGATAGTTTGGAAGATTCTGGAGTCCGCACCAAATGTTGTAGTACTATAAGCAACTCCAGTTAATTTTAATGCATAGACCGAACTTGCTTTTTCTAAATCAAGAATTGTAGTTGAATTAAATGATTGTGGATTCTCTACAAGACCAACTCTTGCAATTTGATTTCCTGTTATAAAATCAGGATTTTGATCATCGTTTTCAATTCTGGAATATACTAAAACATTAAATGCACCCAGTTCCTTATAGATATCTGCGCCATGGCCACCTTTTGGAGGAATAATCACATCAAATGTTGGTCTAGTATTTCCTGTAGGTACTCCACTAGACTCTAAATCAACAGAACCATAAGTATATCCAGATCCTCCATTGGAAATGGTAATGGATTCTACTTTAGACTCATTATTAATTACAATAGTTGCTTCTGCACCGCTTCCATCACCTTTAATAGGAACTCTACTATAAGTTCGATTAGCGGTTCCTATTCCTACTCCACGGTTGGTGATTGTAATAACTTTTAATTGTCCACTAGTTGTTGCATTATTTCTTACTGCAGAATCCCTGTCGCTTGTTTCCCAGTCAATAGGAACAGGCATATAGTCGGTGGAATCAAATTTTACAATTTCACTGGGTCTGATTGTATAAAGATATTTCCAAATATATCCATCACCACTGTTACCTGCAGATCTTGGTTCTAAATCCGTAAAAGTTGGTTCATCAAGCGAAGGTCTGCCGCTTGGTGTTTCTGGTCCAATTCCATTGTTCAAACAAATGTAAACACGATAATCACTATTTACAACATAGTAATTTGCATAATAAAGACTTGTTACACCTGATGGTTTTGAAGTATTATCGCGACTTATATCGTGTCGGTACATATCATAAGTAGTTCCAGATGACCAGGTAACTTTCCTGACCATCTGTCTTACATCATCTGATTTAATCTTTTTCAATGCAATCATAGTATCCCAGTAACCATTCTCTTCATCAAAGTTATCCTTTGGTGCAAGAGGTGTAGTGTCCCAGGTGCTACTATAATCAGTAGCATTAGGAAGACCAATAAAGGAATAATAAGAGTTGCTGGTAGTAGTTAAACCAGCAACGAATGATTTAGCATTTAGTATTCTTAATTGATCAGTTATAATTGCGGACATTTTATATGAGTTTTTTATCTATTTATTAGTTGTAATTTGAATACTTCAATTTATTCAATCTTCTAACGACAGGTGATGTTGAAATACCAGAAACTCCATTATTATATGCGTCAAAATTACTTGGATTTTCTCTGGTTAAATCTGATAATCTTCCCCAGGAATAATTACCAAAGTATCTGCTATATCCAATTCCACTTAAACCATTGTAATTCTGAACACTAACAGTTACCTTAGTTACATATGTAATTCCAATTCCAGGCACTGAAGTCTGTGCGATAGAAACGGCAACTGCTTGATATATATTATCCAAATAAGTCGAACCAACACCAACGATACTGTTGCTTTGGTTGAGTGAATTTACACTGTTTCCAATATTTGAATTATCAACAATAAAGTAATATCCAGTTTGAATACCACTAATACCAGTCGTAGCAATACCAACTTGATTAATATCCAAATCTCTTAGATAAGAATTCAGAGGAATGAATAAGTCGAATGTAATACCAGTAGAAGCAACCCCAGAAGTAACTGTAGAAATTCCTGTTATAATTCCAAAGTCACCACTATAATCAACATCTCTAATTTGCTCATATTTTATGATTGGAGATTCTATTAGAATCTGTGGGGGATTGGTTGATGTATATCCATAACCAGCATAAGAAACAGAAATACTTGTAACAACTCCTGAAGTAATTGATGCTGTTGCAGTTGCAAATGTAGTTCCAATTCCAACTGGCGAAGAAATAGTGACTGTAGGTGCAGTAGTATATCCAACACCACCATCAGTGATAGTAATTGAAGTAATACTTCCACCAACAGATACCACAGCACTAGCTGCTGCACCTACTACATTATCCTGAGAGAAGATTATAACATTTTTCTGTGGTTTTTCGGTTGTACCATCTTGGACATACTCATCTGCACTATCAAAGAAAGTTTTAACACTTTCTACGAATATTTCGGTAGATGATGCAGTAACGTCTTGGATGATATTAGTTACTGGGTAAATATAAGGTTCATATTGAATCCTATCCTTAGTCACACTAGTTTCATCAATTACCATATCAGTCATTTGCTTACACCAAGTGACTGGTCTCAGTAGATTAGGATCGTTTGAAATACCAGGTCCAGGGTAAACATTTGTTCTTACAATGTCCGAAGATACAATTTCATTTACACTTCTCTTTGATTGTTGATATAGTGAATTATCGGAATTAATTTGAAGAGTATCTCCCGGTTTTACAGTTTCCAGTACATCGACTGAAATTGTATCGACATCTCCAGTACCTCTGTAGAATAATAGTTTTGAAGTATCTCCTTCAACTGGCGGCTCACTAAATGTGATTACACTTCCACCCTTGAATGAATATCCTTCACCAGGAACTTGAAGAACATCATTGATAAAGATAAGGAGAGTTTGTTCAATGTCGATATTTGATCCAACTCTAGATCTAATTGTTGTTTGATCTCTATTAATTAGAATTGGAAACTCAGTTCTTTCACCATCAAAGAGTGAGTCAATAGGATCAAGAACTTGTAAGTCACCGATAGACCACGCTGAGAATTCATCATTGAAGGTTCTTTCAATAATAATTTGGAATTCATCAAAAGGTAGTGATGAATTAGTAGGAATTCCAATAACTCCTGTGGTTGGAATCGTCAGTATTTCCCACTGATCATATCCATATCCATAGTTTTTAAATTCGAAACTAATTACACTTGATCCCTGACCAACAACAACATCAACGACTGCTTCTGTTCCAACACCAGACTTTGATTCTGAACTATAAACTAATGGAATGTTACTATAAGAAAGTGGAGCATCAAAGAACACATAAGGTATATTTGTACTAGTGTATCCTGTTCCCGGATTTGTGATAGCAACGCTTACAACATGGCCATTGCTTACTGTTGCAGTTCCAATAAATTCAATGTTAGGTCCATAAAGACTTGATGTTCCCACACCAACATTTACAACTTGCAAACCACTTCTATAACCAGAACCACTATTTCCAATGCTGATGGATTGGATAGTACCAGCAATAGAAACTACTGCAGTTCCACCAGCAGAAACTAGAGATTGATATCCAAATCCTTTGGAAGATCCCACAGAAACAATAATACCACCGCGAGGAAGATTAGATGCATTAATATCTGATGTTACTGAAGTTGCAGTTCCAACAAAAGTAATGCTACTAATTCCACTACTTTCCGATAAATCATATCCACCAACAATACTTACTGCACCAGGCCTTGAAGGTAACTGGAATATACTGTTGATCAATACAACGGCGTTGCTTGTGGAGAATCCTATGGTATTGCTCTTATTGGAAGTGAGAGTAAATTCTTTAGAGAAACCGTCAAATCTATCTGAGATATCATCAAATACATAATTTTTACTATAGGTTTCATTTGTTGAATTTTCAACACCAGATCTTAGGAATACCCTACCACTAAATGTAGAACTTGTAGAAATTCCAGTATAATCAGTCTCATCAAATTTATTTGGATTTTCAATAGGAACATTTCCATATGGAGCATCAGCAAAACTGATAATATTATCTAAAATGTTATAATTACCCTGTACCTTAGTAATTAATGCGCCAGGACCATGAGTAGAAATTCCAGTTCCCATCCAAGGACGAATAACCGAAACAATGTTAGTACTTCCTATACCAACACCATTGATTTTCATAATCTCATTACCAATCTTAATCAAGTCTCCACCAAAGAATGAATTGATACCAGAGAAAGCGATGGAATCATCAAAAACTTGCACATAATTAGCAACGGTCGTTGTAATTGCAGTGGAAACGATTGGAGATTGAATTACATTATCAATTGCAACTACCACTTTTGCATTCTGATTCTTAGATGTGAAGATATGAGTACTACCAATTCCAACACCATCAATATTTAAGATATTGGGGACTGCAAGAAGAGCATTAGATGCGGAAGCACTTACTCTTACATTGAGATCATCAACTTTTACAATATAGACAGAACTTGGAAGTTTATCGGTAGTTCCAATACCAGCGATAGTAGTTGTTGCAATTCCAATTGGACCTCCTTCATAAGAATATTCAACTTCTTCACCAGTTACAAAATAGTGTCCTGGAATATAAATTGTATTTTCTGTAGCATTAACAACATCAGATTGAGAAGCATTAAATTCTCTTTCGAAAATAGGAAGTAAGTTATGGGTCAGATTAAATTCTCTCTTAATATCAATATCAGTTCCCATATACATTCCATAGGAAGAATCAATAATAGCATTAGTGAAGTCTTCAGATCCTTCAACATCATCCAATCCAATATGAGTCTTAAATACTCTGACCTCACATTTAATGTTTGGATTTGGAGTAAAATTCAAGTATACATTAGATCCAGAAACAGTGGAATCAAAATTACCTAGAATTCCATTAGACTCTACAATTCCATATTCGGTAATATATGAATCAGTATCATTATTTGTGATTACAATCTCAGATATTTGATAGTTATTGTTTGTGGTATCTTCTACACATACGACATAATATGATGAATTATATGTAGTTTCATGCTGAGCAATGTTATTTGCTATTGGTGACGTTGAAGATGCAATAGAAACATAATTTGAAGCGAATAAATTACCACCAACTAATGTAGAACCAATACCTGTAGAGGAAGTATTTGCAATAGAAACTACCACTGAATTGATATTATAATCAACAGATGAAGAACTATTCAATATAAAATCAACATTTAGATTAGAACCACTTAAGTATGCATGATATGTTCCAATTCCCGATGATGAATATGGAGTGTAGTTTCCTGTGGCCAATTCTCCATAATCAACGAAGAACACATCCTGGTTATTGTGAAGAACTGTAATTTCATTGAATTCATAATAAGACTTATCAGTAGCTCCAATTTGAACTAGAACCTTTGCAGATCTATATGTTGATGCAATACCGACGACAGTTCCAGTTGTATTTCCTGCAGAAATAACAGATGCATTGGAATTTATTCTTGCAACATTACCCAGATTCTGAGTTCCAATACCAGATACAGTATCTCTAATTCCAAATGAGGTAAACTCTAAGTTATAGTTGTTTATACTACTCTTAGTTGGATAGAATAATAAATTACCATCATTTCCACTAATGGAGAAATCAAAGTAACCGAGATCTCCTGCAGTTTCAACACGAGCATACTGATTTAGATATCCAGTTACTCCATCTTGCAGAAGAGTGACTAATAATGTTTCTCTTTCTGTAGTAAATCTTCTATCAGTTACATAAATGATATATTTTTTAGATCTGCAGTCATCAATACTAAACGTATCAATAACACTAAACTTAGTTGCTCTTGGATTGCTATTAAACTGAGAACTAATATCATCAATCTTCAATACTCTGTTTCCTACCGATTCAATATAATCCTGAAGGATCTTAGAATTAAATTTAATTCGATCAGAATATTGCTTACTATTAATAACAATATTATTTTCTGATACTAAATCAAAGTCATCGAAACAATGTAAACTCTTAACATTATATAAGTCAGCAATTCCAATAAACTGAGATTCATCTTGAGATGTTGTTAGACCAATAAATCCTGGAGTTGAATTGATTACAAGATTACTAAATCTCTTAAATCCTGCAGTGTGGTTGAGAGTACCTACTGCATCGTCCCACTGATCAATAGATATATCAGACTTTAGTGCGTAGGAGAAATATTGATAATAATCATTATCTGCAATTCTTTGAGTGTCGCTGTTTAAGAATCCAGTTTCTTTAAACCAACCCTTTCTCACTACAGAGGAAGAATCAACAATATATGATACATCAGAATTGTAAATCTCATCAATTACAGCACTTGCACCTGAAGATTCCCCTACAACAACATCACCAACAGAAAAATCTTTATTTGTTGCTACTTTTAAGTTGTTATTTTTCGAATCCCATAGTTGAACTATACCGCTAGCTGAACTTGAAGATACTGTTTCCCCCTCATAGAAAGGTAACTTTTTAAGAGAAATATCAAATATTGGGAAATAACGTTCAGGTGTAACAAAACCATTAATGCTAACAACACCTGGAATCTCGCCAGTTAGAAGATATTCTGAAATATTATAGGTAATTGATCCATTAGCGCCACCGATATTAGGATCAATCGCAGTTACTGTGAATAAGGTATAATTATAATTTTCAGAATTATATCCTCTAACTGGTGAAGTTGAAGACGCAACACCAACACCTTCAACTAAGATTCTTTCGCCAACTGCAAATGGGAATGCTGAAGCATCACTAAAACTTGGTTTAAAGTATACAGTAACATTTTTGTTTGTTGAATCATATGTAATTGAATTTATTCCAACACCATTTGAATTATTAATTGGAATTAGAATTGGGTTAACATCATAAATTCCAGAAACATTTTTATTAATCTTAACCTCACTATCACCTAACTCATAAGATAAATCTGCATTTGCAATTTGCTCATTTGTTTTTCCATCAATAACTACCAGATCTGGGGAGGTGATGTAATTAACACCAGCGGAAGAAATTCCAATCCTATCAAATATTGATAGACTGTAAAGTTTTAAAATTTCGGGTAGTTTTGCAGTCGGCCTAATAGTAGAGTCTGCCGAATATGAGAATCCAATATCAGAGATTTCTACGTTATTAACAGATCCAATATTTTCCCCGTTGGGGTATAATAATCCACCTTCCCCGTTTGTAGATGCAATATCAGATATTGATGGTAATGACTTATATTTGGTTCCAGGAGACTCGATAGCAATGGTTTTTATTTTTCCACTGCCGCGAGATCTTTCATATTCAAAAACCCCATCAGTTGAAGTGTAAGAATTTTCATCGGGAGAAAATGGAACAGTGTAAGTGAAAGTTGTACTACCTACACCAGAAACAGAAACATTACCTGATAAAACACTATCAACAAAAATAATTTCTCCACCACCTATAATTTTTTGTTTGCTTTGAGGAAGAAGAACGTCATTCCTAGATTCCAATCTATAATAAAGTTTTTCTGGGAATTCAGTATTAACAATTAAAGATACTGATGCATTTGTATCAATTCCAATCCTACCGGTCTTAATTAGGTTAAATTCAGAAGAATTTTCAGTCTTATTGAATTTATCAGTAAAATTAGAGTTTTTATAGATGTTAAAATCAAAAGCAGGATAATTTATTGAATTAGCAGTAAAAGATAGTGAAGGATCTGTTAAATCAAAATTAATGGTTTTATTTTTAGTTACGGAAATTTGTGGGGTTATTGCGGAAATAGTCCCAGAACCAGTAGAAGTTATGTTTAAAACTTTATTGATTGATATATCATAAAGGGATTCTGCAAGTTTTATTGAATTTTTTCCATAATTTATTGCATAGTATATTTTGTTATCAACTAAACCACCAACAGGAGTGATTTGTCTGTATATAACACTCTGTCCTGTGACTAAATTATGATTATCTAGAGTAATAGTTTTACTTATAATATCAACATCAGAAGCAATAAATGAAAGTGGATTTATGTAAAGTCTTCTGTTATAGTCATTATAGTAAACAGAAACGCTTGTAGACAGTTGAGGAGATGCTGTTACTAAAATACTTTCACCTGCAAGTATTCCATGTGTTTCTGCGGTAGAAACATTTACAGTATTCTTTTCTACATCAACACGAACTGTTTTTGTTGGATTTAGTTTTAGGCTGTGATAAATACCAGTTCCAATACCAGTAAAATACAATAAAGTTCCTACATTAGTTGATCCAACACCAACATAAGTTCCAGTAGTTCCTAGACCAACAAGAACTGTAGAAATTCCAATCAGATCTTCGGATATTGCTGCAGAATATACAATAGAATTGTTTGTTAGTGCAAATGAACTAACTCCATTGGTGGAAATTGATAGTGAACTACCACCATTTGAGCGATATAGGAGTTCAGTTCCAGTTGGTATTCCGTGTCCTGGAATATAAATGGTTCTTGTTGGGATAAAGAGTGATGTTCCGCCAGCACCAGGATTTGAAAAATATAAAGTTAGTCCTATTCCAACTCCACTAGTAGTACCTAATCCAACGGACTCAGAAGGATTGAAGTATAATTCACGATTATCGTAGAAAGTTACTCCTGAACCAACAAATCCGTAAGAAAACTTAGTTGGAGATTCAGTTAAAGCATATCCTGCAGAGTAAGAAGATACCCCAGAAGTTCCATTTTGATTTCTAAGAATACGAACTCTTGAATTAAAGGTATCAATGTTTAAAACCTTAACTATCTCATTTCCGAGATAAAAAAGATCATTTACTGATGCTTTGATTGGAGAATAAACATCAGCATAAGTAACTATTCCAGTATATGAAGCAGAACCGATACCCGATGATAATATTAATTGATTATCAATAACACGAATTGATTGTGTAGTTACGAATTCATTTGGATATCTTCCGGTTATGGTGAGAAAATCTCCACTTCTTAAATCTATTTTGGAAGAAGAAATTCCTATACTATTAATTAATTCGACATTATCTATCTGGGTAGTTGTAATTGAAATCCCTACAATTTCTTTACCTTCAATGCTCGAAACATATGCCTTAGCACCTCTTCCACCAGTATTTTCACTATCAAATATAATTTGATCTCCTGCTTGATAATTATCTCCTGTATTAACAATATCAATTGATGTTATAGTACCAGAAGATACACTAGTAACCCTAGAATTTTGCTCTTTAATTTTATTTGGATTTTCTATAAACTCATAAGAACTATTATCACTAGTCAAATAGTAAGGAGTTGTATTTCTAAGTAAAGATGTTTGATTTAGATCAAAATCATCCTGATTAAAAAGTGGAGAAAAATTAATTCTATTTGGAACAGAATTATAAAATCTTCCGATTACATATGGGAATATTGGTTTCCTGAAGTTTGCAAATGTTCCAGAGGTTTCTAATGTATCGGATACAGTTGTGAAATAAGCATAAGTTCCATCTGGATACTCTGGTGTTATACCAAATCTTCCATTTGATTCGTCAAGATCGCCATCACCAATATAATCATAATCTTCTGCGAAAAATCCTTCTGGATAGATATCTAAACTTGGTCGATCTTCTTTTATGGAAATTGAATAACCAGATTTTAATAATTTTGCAGATCCTCCAGATGGAGTTGAGTATCCATAAGGTCCATAAATTGGATTTCCATCATATGCCCATCCAATAATAGGGGAGTGAGCATCCGATAATGTTTCTTTTCCATTTTGGATATTTAAATCTGGTATATAAACTGCTTCGCTGTTTACAAATTTTTCAGCAAATACAGATCTTCTTAATCCTCTAGGAGCATACGCATGTGAATATTCCAATCCAAATTTACTGTATAATGCTTCAGTAATAATTCCATCATCACTTGATATTTCTTCAGAGGTTATATTTCTTTCTACTAAATTTACATTCCAAGATTTTATAACAGTATTGAATTTTGCTCCTTCTCCGGCAGAAATAACATCAATTGATGTAGTAGATTGGCCGTAACCTACACCACCAGAAATAACTTTAACATCAATTAAAAGTCCCTGATCAATTACTGGAGATAATATTGCACCAAATCCACTAGGGCTATCGATAACCAAGTCAGGGGGGGAGTTATATCCAGTTCCAGAATTTACAACAAAAACTTCAGCAATGGAACCATTTGATACTATGGGTCTTAACTCAGCAGCAGACCCAGAGTTAAGAATGAGTTCCGGTTGTCTATTATAATTTAATATTTCCTCAGATCCATAATTTGAACCTCCATCCTCCACGAATACAGACTCTACTGGACCTCTGAAAACTGGTTGTAGTTCTGCGTCAAATGTCTGATTAGTAAAGGTTGTTACTCCAACAGAACCGATAAGTTGAATTTGTATTGGTTCGTCTCTGAAGATATGGAGACCACTACCAACACTAGTTAAATCGACGAATTGTCCCGTCTCATAATAAAAATCAATCAGTTGCTTATTATCGACAGTGTATTGTTCAAATAGTATAAAATTATCACTATCAACTCTACCAACATAATAATATTTTGAAGTGTCTAATCCACCTACTACTGATCCTGTTGTCCGATATGTGATGATATCTTTATTTTGAAAATTATGATTTTCAATAGTAATTACATTGTTTGCAGTATTAATACCAACAGAACCAGTAGATACTCTTCGATTTCTATAGTTAGATCCAGTATTAATTACATCAAGTGAACGTATTTTTCTCTTTTTCAGTTTAGATTTAAATGAATGAACACCATCACCATAAGGTAACGTTAAGTTTACAGTATTAATTCCAGAAACTGCATCACTTAACTTACTATGTAACTTTATAGTGCTAGCATCTATTATTGATACAAAATAGGAAGAATTTGTTGAGATACCTCCCATACCTTGTTGTTCATTTGTCTGGTAGATTATCTCCTCACCACTATTAAGTTTATGGAAAGAAGAAAACCCAATAGTATTATTTGCTAAGTTTACATATCCAGCAGACTGAGTGGAGTTAAAAGAAATTGTATAATCATATGATTCTAAGTTTGCAACAGCTCTAGATCCAAAACCATTTCCACCAGTAATAACAACTCTCGGAGTTTCTAAGTAATTTATTCCACCATCAATAACATCAATCCTCGATAGTGATCCATTAACAGTGCAGTATGCTGTAGCACCAGTTCCCACAGAATCATTGACTTGTAATGTTGGTGGATTTATTGCGTCGTAATTAAAACCACCAGATAACACATCAACAGATGTTATTGGTCCATAATAAACATAATCATTAGACTTATAATTTAAAAGTTCAACTCCATTAACAAATATACCAGTAAATCCAGAAGGTGTTATAGTTCTAGTATTTGTAGTTACTGGATTTACGAGTTGTCTAATTAACTTTTGTGGTTGTACAGTTTTTGGTGATAGGTCTTCATTAGTAAATGGTTCATAGTAAAAGACATTATTAGTAACTGTACCAGAAACAAATACATAATTTCCATTAAAAAGATCACTAAGACTTCTGCTTAGTTTTAATGTATTAGAATCAATTCTTCGGGTAAAATATTTACCAGATGCTAAGTCTAGTTTATTTGTATCGCTATCTGGGTTATAGACAATTCTATCGCCAGTATAGAACTTATGATTAGAAATAGAAAGAGTATCTCCAGAAAATATTCCAGAGAAAACGACTTTTTTATCTCTAATATTAAGAGAAGTATTTAAGTAATATGGTAAGGATGGAGATGTAACATATACTGAACCTACACGATCCAAATAAGTATTTTGAACATTTGCAGTATATTTGTTGAGACTTAAATCATTTGCAGATGAAACATTAACTATATTTTTTCTTATTTGGTACGGTATAGTAGAAATTACACCTTGTTCTGCAGATACAACAATTGAATTGGAGTTCTTGATTGAGGTTATGGTAGCTTTAACTTCAGAAGTAGGTTGCAATTGTGAAGGTACAATTGTAATTGAATCTCCAATATAGAAAAGATGTTGATCATAAAGATCAATACGATATCTAAAGTTTAATGAATCCAGTTCAACAATTGACTTTACGTTATGAGTAGGAGAAATATTAAATAACCAATTATTTGCTTTGAAATTATCAGTTTCCTTACCTAAAGTTTTAATTTTTATCAGATCACCCTTTTCATAATACTTAGTTGGATTATCTAAATTTAATGAAGAAAGAACTCCAGTAACTCTTACTTTTACAATCTGAGTTTTTTCAATATCAGTATAACCATATGCATAAGCATCAAGATATAGGTTACTATTTTTTGAAATATTTTGAGTTATTCCAGTGCAGTTATAAAACTGATTTAACGATTTCGATCCATATGTAATAGTAAGTTCTGTTCCATTTTCAAGTTTTACTTTAATATTTCCTTCAGATGGAAAACCTAAAGTAGAATCGACCGTAATTGTATCTGAACCAGAAATAACATCAAGTACGTTTTTGGTCTTTGGATGGATCGAAAAACTACCAAGAGTAAGACCAGTATCATTTACATTATCATAACCAAAATCTAAACTGATTACATAATATTCTTTATCACCACGAATAATTTTTTCTACATTAGTTACTGTCCCTCTAGACTCGGGAATATTATAAATTAAATCTTGATATAAAGTTAAATTTAATAGGTTATTAGGGTCTCCATCAATTGCTTCAACTACAAGGTCTCTAGTGACCCTATACTGAGCATCTGAGGGTTGAATAAGATAGTCTCTGGGAAGAATGACTTCAACATCCTTACCATAAAGGGCACGGAATAGAATTTCAAAAGAATCGGCAGTACCCTTTGATGAATAGAAGTCTTTAGACTGTTTAATGAAGAGATTTTGATTAATCTCAGAACTCAGTTCACGATCTTCAAATCCAGGAGTGATTTGAGTTTTGACCTTGTTGAAAAATTCTTTTAAGAAAAGAATACTTAAATTTTCTACTATAGATCCGGAATCATGACTCTCTACATTAGTATCAGAAAACTTAAGTTCATCATTGTTATAATATTCTTCAATACCAACAAATCCTCTTATACACTCGGTGAATGAGGTTGATGTTTTGTTTCTATAAGTAATAATTTCATTATCAATCTTAATGAGTCCATACGAATCAGGAAATCCATATGTACTTTCAACATTAATTGTAGTATCAAACAATGATACACTTGATGTTGTCTGAGTAGAATCGGTTAAATTTGTTAAATTATCAACTTTAACGTAACGATCAATATTTTGTAGAATATCTAAGGTACTCCCTTGATTTTCTATAGCAATATAATACTGAGAAAGAAATTCCGAAACTAATGGAAATTCTTCCTTTACATAATCAGGAAGTTGATTTTCAACAATGGAACTAATTTTGATTCTGCTCTCTGACATTTTATGATCTTACAAGATTTCCGTTTTCGTAGCTTGATGTTACCGTGTATGATGTTCCTGATGCATCAGCACCTGAAGAAATTTCATCGGAAACAGCATTTAAAGTACTGTTATTAATATCTATCTGCAAATAAAGATCCTGTAATCCAATCACATCATTGGACTTAGGTATAGCAGATATTTCTATGATTGGATTTTCTCCTCTATTTTTACTAGTTTCTCTAAAATCAACTGGAGACAATAAAATTTCACCTTTTTGATAATTTATTGTTCCTGCGTTTGATGCAACAACTACAACTTCTGTTTGTGATGCAAGTCTAAAAAATACTATTCTACCAGTTCTCAAATTAGAATCTGGAACATCAGTCATGTATAAAGTATCTGCTAAACCATTCACTTTAAATCCTGAGGATTTTATGTTAAATCCATTACGATCTTTTATGTGGAACTCATTACCAAAACATATTTCATAATCTGCAAATTGATTAATAAGTGGGAACAAGTCTCTTCTCATTCTCACTTTAGTAATATTTGAAGTAATAGCATTACTACTATCATCAATTATTTTTAAGAACTTACTATATTTAAATCTTGCTCCATACCTATTAAGTTCACTAGAATCAGCATATCTGGTTATGTTTTGACTTACTGTTGTTCTTACAATCTCTCCCGAAGAAACTAAGTTACTGTTATAGTAAATTGTTGAATCAAATTCAACATAGAGATATTTTAAATCTACAATTTCAGGAACAATACCAGCAACACTATACTTCCGTAAAAGTCTTACTAAGTTATCTTTTACCTGACTTGATACAAATGGACCATTGAATGGTTTTATGCTAATAAAAACTCTTCCATATCTTGGTGGATCAAGGTCTTCTCCACCATAAACAGAAATTGATTCTGTCTCTGGATATATCTTAGGAATTATAGATTCATAGTCGTTTGCAGTTACTGCTCTGTTTTGTGCTGCATATATTCTTGGAGCATATTTTTTAATTGATTCTACCGATTCAATTTCCTTTCCACTTCTCGATACTAAATTAGTCGTTACTAGCGATATTCCATCACTAATTACTCTTCCATTATTATCCAGAAGTCTTCCAGCAAATCTAAAATCACTAACACCATTACCAGACTCTCCACTGGTAATTAAATATGAAACATCAATATAATTCAAGTTATCTAATTTTTTACCGAATACACCATCACCAAATATTAACTCATACCTTTCATCTTCAATCTCTTGTATAAAGAAAACTCTAGAATCTGCAGTTACGTTCAGGATACTATCCGAGAAAGCAAAGTTTCTTGTCACTGAACTAGATTCAGTATTTCTAACAATAACAGAAATCGTTGATGTATCTATGTTTGAATTTTCTAAAATATACTTCTGATTTGGATTGTTCGAATTTACAGTAAAATTAGCAGTTACTAATGAACCTTCATAGACATCAATATTATCAAATAAAGCAATTCCATTTACCACAGGAACTGTAATATCATCCTTGATAGCAAAAGAAAAATTTGTATCACCAAAGTTAGAGTTCGATAAGCAGACTGTACCTTTTTTTAAAGTTATCGTAAGTGGATTTGTACTAAAAGTACTCGTATCTACAAAGAAAGATATGTTTGCTTTTGCTGCAGTCCTTGATCTTGGAACATATCCAATGTTACGAGCCAAAGAAACAACGTTTTCTCTCAGTGTCGCACTATCAATAAAAACCTCATTACTTACGAAGTTAGCATTGTAAGAAGAAATATATGTGTTATACGCTAATAAATCTATGATCGTGGAGAGATTAGACCCTTCAAAATCATAGTCTGTAAAATTTGAATTTGATCTTAAGTACTCTTTTAAAGATACTTTTATTTGATCAAAGTCTAGATTTGTAAAATTTACTAGGGTCATTTATCTTGTTGGTTGTAATGCAAATGATAATTGCTGAGGAAGAACATCGATTCCAATAATTTTATATTGTATCGTAACAGCAAATTCATTTTCATCATAATTTGGTTTTACTGTCAAATCTGTTACTTCAATTCTAGGTTCATATGTATTTAAAGTGAAAGATATTTCATCTTTTATGATTGATGCGGTCATTTCATCAATATTTTCAAATAAAAGTTTTGAAACCTTAGTACCAAAACTTGAATTAAAAAATCTCTCTCCCTGAGAAGTAAGAACAAGATTTTTGACCGATCTCGCAATCGCAGTCTCATTTTTAAGGCCAATCAAATCCCGATTTAGAGGATTTGATTGGAATGTCATACTTATGTCTTTAAAATCTTTACTTATCCTCTCCAGAGGCATATTTTACAAGCAAATATACTTTATTTAGAGTGGTTTTGACTCATAAAGTGGTTCTGTTCCGTATTCCCAGTCATCATAATCATCGTCATTGCGAATTTTTGAGTGAAGTTCATTTTGAACCATAAAATCATGTTTTTTGGGAGTCAAATCATCATTCGAAATCTCCCTAAGCATCTTTTGATGCTCAATTTTTTGTTCCCATCCATACTCACTTGACAAAAATTGTGTTCCCCACTCATTTTTCATAAAATTTTCATCTTTATCGACTTGTTTGGTCATTTTTTTGCTCCTGATTTGTTAGATCAGAACTTTTTACGGGGTTTCTATCCCGAAATCAACATAAAAACCTTCTCTTAGATAGTCTTCGTCTCTTACAAATGAAAGATTTTTAATTGTTTCAATTTTTTCTCCTTTCCATACTGGAATTGCAATCGTATTTCCATATCTAAAATCTGGATTTTGTCTAAAATGAACTTCTATGAGTTTATCGCCAATAAATTCACAGTTAATATACTCATAATTACCCACCAAATCATTTAATACTGCAGGAAATTCTACCTTTTTATCAATTTTAATCCATTTTTTCCATTTATACAGAGGGTTATCTGAGTGTCTCTCTCCAATAACAGTCAATTTAGATTCTTTATCTTTAAAATCCACACTAATATGTTCACCATAAAATCTTTCGCACCAAAACTCTGATGGATGAAAGTGATCAGTTTCATTGGATATCCATTCCATACGAGAAAATCGTCCCATACCAAGAAAATTAATGCTTGGTCGGACGATATAATGATTTGGAATTGGTACAGACACTCCAGTTGGGCCACATAAGTATCCTAATGATCTTGATAATATAAGTTTATTATAAACCCAAAGATCTTTTATGTGAATTGATTCCCATTCATCTGAAGTTTCTAAATGATACATTATTCAATAATAGATGGATTTGAACGATGTAAAGTGTAGTTTTTTTGTATTCTAATATCCGAGTTTTTGAAGGTCCAACATTCTCCACTACTATCTAGAAAAACAACCCATTCTAAATCATGTTCCTGTGAACGATCGATTAAAAAAAATGCCCAACCATTACCCTTTGGAGTAATGACTGGGATCTGAGGGTTTAGTTGAATCATTGAAAATTATTTACCTTGCCCCCGATACTTCTTCTTACGTCCATTGCGAGACGTTGGACTTAGTAGAGTACGAGGTGAACGTCCTTGACGAGTTTTCTTTGGTGCTCCAGGTTGAAAAATAAGTTTATTCAGTGCCATTAGATTTCCTCCATTTCAATTAAATTAGGATCAATATCATCTCCCGAGCAAAACCGCTCTGAGAGATCTTGTAGAACCTCACTACAAGCGTCTAGAGTGAGGTTCTGATAGATTCTACGACCTTTGTATAAGATATCGTAGGTTTTTTCTGTCATCAGATTACGCGAGTTTTTTCGTGGCCGACTCTAATACGAGGATCGCACCAGATCTTAAATCCTTTATCGATTGCATCAAGACAGAATGAGACATCTTCGCCACACATGTCTTGTACTGCACCAGATTCAAAGACTTGCATCTTAGGAGCAAACCAAGGATATTCAAGATTCTCAAAGACTCCCTTCTTGATGAGTACCCAACCAAAACCAGTGTAGTCTACAGTAAATGGCTTACGACGCTTACTGATAGAATCCACAGTTTCATGATTCATGACTCCACCATTCTTGCGGAAGTCATCTTCTTCCAACCAGTGTGCTACTGAGGTCGTGTGCCCATCTTCTGTAGCATACCAACCAGCAACAATCTCTTTTTCTTCTCCCTCTTCATTCAGAGCAAGATCACAGAGTTGCCAGAACTTTTCTGTGGTAAAGACAATATCCGAGTCAATCCAAAGTTGATAATCATACTGCAACTTCCCATCCCAAGGAATTTGCTTTGGTCCACGAAGTACATTTGCACCTAATACTTTACAACGTGCAAAGTTAACCATG